AATGTCCAATAAGGCACAAATTTGTTTTTCAGCAGTCGATGAGGCTACTGCAATAAAAATGGCTAAGGAAAAAATAGAGAGGTTAGAAGATGAGCAAGATTGAAGATAACGAACTAAAAGATATTGGCATACCAGATCCTGTGTCAATTGATACTGAATACTTAGATAAGAATGGTAAGCAGCTATCTGGGAAGAAAGATTCCTATGCTTATACTAGTGATGCTGGTGGTCACAAGACTTATTTCATAAAGTATATTCGCGGAGAGCTTTGTGATCCACATAATGTACACCTTAGTTCTGGACTTAGTAAGATGTTATCAACTTATAAAAAGGTTACAGAAAATACTTACAATAACTACGTGAAATTTCTTCAGACGAAGAACACTTTATATTTTACTAGAGCTAGAAGAAACCTTATGTAAAGGAGATTGATAAATGAGAAAAGGACCACTATCAAATAAGGATAAGAAATTTATCCAGGGCAATCTAGACATGAACATTGCTGAATTGGCAGGCGACCTAGACAGGTCCGAGAAAGCAGTAAAGCAATACGTTAACGAGCTAGCAGAGCAATCCCCGCCACCACCAGAAGAGACACTTGCCATGCAACAGTTTGGCAGAAACAAGAAGTATGGTGTTGTTGTAATGACAGAAAATGCTTCAACGATGAGCGATGAAACTAGGAATAAGCCTAAGCAGCTAAATGAGATCAGAAAGTATCGTGGAGCAATTCATAGGATTCGGGAGGAATAAATGATCTGTACATCTATTGACTCATACATGCAAGACTTATGCTATAATAAGTTATACATAAGCTGGCGTGTTACTCTAACGGATGGGACTGATGTTTATGGTGATTATGATAGACCTGGATTTGACAATCCATGGATAAGACTGAGAAGACACTGTGAAAAAAATGATCTGTTGCCTGCTGCGGTTAGGCTACACATGTTTGGAGCACCAGAAGAATTATTCTTTGAAGACCTAAATGGTCTAGATGGTGTATTCATCATGCGTGGAGTAGGCAAGGATCAGGCTATGGACGGTAGTCATTCTCAGTCATATCAAACGTTGACCGTTGGATTATTGAGGGACGATTGTTCATTTATAGATGTTGGTAAGTATACTTGGCCTATATCTACTCTTGAAAAACGTCACAGTGTGAGATGTCTAACTAAACAAAACCTTGAGAACATGATATTTAAGAATGGATCAGAAAAAAGACAACACGAAGAAGTTCAGAAGCTTATCGACGGGTGAGCCATGTACAGCAGCACAATATGTTGCAGAAATGGTTTGCATGAGAAGAAGAGAGCGAGAGAATAAAGGTAGTCTTTCTTTTAAGTTTTGGAATAAGGCTCAGAAGGATGAGTATCAAACTCAAATTCGTGCCGCTAATACTTGTATTAAGAGATATGGGGAAAAGGCTTTGCTCCATTATTTAAATAGCCCAAGCGGTAAACGTACATACTCCTTGGGCTATCTGAATAAAACTAAGAGGTTCATAATTCTTAATAAGTTTGTTAAAGAGGGACTAGAAAAAAGTAAGGAGATTATTAAGGAACAAAGCAAGAAAGATAAAAAGGTTGTTTCTGCTGATAACATGGTGTACAAGCCAAGAAAGAGCAGGCCGTCCAACAATTCACTACTGTCAAAATTGAGGAAAATAGATAATGGCTAAAAATGATGATTACCTAAGTAAGCTAGTAAAAGAATATGGCGACATTATCTCCGATGGGGATAAGATCCTTGAGGAGAAAAAGAACTATGCGGTTATTCCAGTTAGTCCTGCTATTGATATTGCTCTGGGTGGCGGCATCAGGGAAGGCTCTTGGGTTACTCTTACTGGCGATCCCAAAAGCGGTAAAACAACGACGGCAATCCAACTCGCATCAAACTGCCAAAAACTTGGAAGGCCAGTAATTTATCTTGATGTCGAAGGCAGACTTAAGCCGATGAATTTTGAGGTTCCAACACTTGATCCAGCGAAGATGAAAGTCATTCATCCTAAAGATGATCCAATTTCAGCAGAAACATTTCTAGAGCTGGCATATAAAATGATGAGCCATCCAGATTGGCATGGTGCTTGTTTAATTATAGACTCTATATCGTCTTTGACTCCATCTAAGGAACTGGATGGGGATATGTCTCCAGGTCGTGCTGGACTGCCAAAGATTCTGTCTGTCTTCACTAAGAAGATGGGACAGTTATTGCCACGGCAACGTGGCCTAGTGATTGCTATTACTCACTACATTGCTAATACTTCTGGTTTTGGTAAAGCCAAGATGGCAGACGGTGGAAATAAGATTCAGTATCAAGCTGATACTAGAATGGAAATAGCTGGTGGCGGGGAAAAGGTTTCTGCCGTGTCATATTGGTTGGATTCTAATAAGAATAGAATTGGTCAGGTGGTTAATTGGAAGATTATTTGCTCCTCAATGGGGCCACCTGGAGGAAATGTCCAAAGCTGGATTCGCTACGGTCAGGGTATTGACAGCGTTCAGGAAATCCTTATACTTGGAATAGACCTGGGATTGATCGACAAGGCTGGTGCTTGGATTACGTGCTCATTTATCACTGAGCATCTAGAGCTAGCTAAGAAAATCTTCCCAGAATTAAATGTGGAAAATACTGAGGCACTCTTAAAGGCTTTTAAGTTTCAGGGTCAGGATAGGCTATACACCTTTTTCTCTGAGCATCCAGAGCTAGTAGAGGCATTAGAAAAGCAGATTAAGGACATGTTATGATTATCAAAGGACTAGACGATAAGGAGTACACATGGAATCCTACTACGTCACAGTCTTCTGGTAAAAAGAGATCCAAGTTACACAATAAGGCCAAGGATTTACTGAGAGAATTATTCCCTCATGATAGAATCTTGGAAGAATTATCGTTACCTGGAACAAAAAGCGGACACAGAAAATCAACATTATATGCTGATATATTTCTGCCAAATAGAAGAATGATAGTAGAAGTTCATGGGGAACAGCACTATAAATATAATTCGTTTTTTTTCAAGAACAAGCTAGAATTCTATAAGGCTAGGGCTAGAGATAATGATAAAAAAGAATGGTGTAGAATAAATGACATAGAGCTTATAGAGCTAAACTACAATGAGGATATAGATGACTGGAGAAGAAAGATACAATAAGTTCGTAGAAGATATTGACAAATGGTTACATAATGTTGGACTAGTTGAGATTCGTGCCAATGAAGAAGTAGAAACTCTATTGGAAATGAATCCGTCAGACCTAAATAAACTAACTCATGACCAGATGCTTATCGGTGCTTATAACCTTACGTGCTATGCCGACTATCTGCAAAAAATAATGGCTAGAGAACAGATTGCGTTTGATTGGGCCGAAGATGCTATATGGTACATAGTTTCTGGTAAGCTTAGTAATTATGGTGAAAAATATTCAAAATGGCAGGATAAGTATTATAGTGCGATAAAAGAGAACCCTATAGCTAACCAATTGCTTAAGGTAAAAAAAGGTGCTGAAGCTAAAATCAAAACGTTAACAAACCATATTGATAACATTAAAAGACTATCTAATATTTTAGAGAACATGGCGAGGAGAAGATAATGAATAAAATAGAGCAAGCTAAAAAGCTACTTAGAAAAGCGATCATGCTAGACGATGCGGAGCTTATGGCTATGGCTAATGAGATTCTTGACGAGGTTGCTCCCACTAGTGCTATTGAGCCTTCTCCGAAAGTTGAGCAAGCACCAGCACCAGCACCAGTACCAGAACCAGTAAAAGAAAGCAGTAAAGAGCCAGATTTTAATTCGTTCAAAATGAAGAGCGATGAAGATCTTGCCCGTAAGAATGGTGTTGCCGTAAATAAAATCAAAAGAGAAATTCAATTTGTGGACGATGGTTCTGACAAGGATATTAGTACACCAGAAATAACCTTGGCAGATAGATCTAGGAGAAAGCCATTCAAGAAGATTGAGCAAATTTGTCAGAAATGTGGGAGAACAGTACAGACTCATCCGAGTCATAAGCGTGAATGGTTTGTATGTGATGGATGTATTCGTAAATGAGCAAACTAGAAAATATAGCTTCTGAACGTGCGGTTCTTGCTGGCTTATGTCAGTTCGGGCTTGATGCGTATTTAGAGATGGACTTCGTTGATGCTGATCATTTTACGGACAGCATGAACCAGATTCTATTCACATGCATCTCAAAGATCATTAATCAAAACAATAAGGTTGATCTAACATCTATACTGTCAACAGCTAGTGAGCTTGGTGTTTACGATAAGATCAACAACAAGAGCGAAATTGGTTTTATTCGCTCCCTTTTCAATTTCCCTATTCATAAAGAGAATGTTGGCGTTCATGCCGCAAAGGTTACGAAACTAAAATTAGCCAGAGACTTAGGGCAGACTCTTAAAACATGTATTAAAGACATGGAAGAGGTTTCTGGTGACGAAGACATTATGGATATTGTCAGCAAGGTGGAAGAACCCATCCTTGATGCGACTGGCACATTATATCAGTCTTCAAATAAGAGTACAGAGCTATTAGGTTCCGGTCTACAGGATTATGTTGATTACCTAATAGAAAACCCCACAGATTACGTTGGTATTCCAAGTGGATTCCCTCATTTTGATTTGGCTATAGGCGGTGGCCTACGCCGTAAATCAGTTGACCTAATTGCTGCTCGTCCTAAAACTGGTAAATCCATGTTTGGTGACGCTGTAGCAATTCATGTATCAAAAGAGCATAACATACCAGTACTAATGCTTGATACTGAAATGGGTAAAGAAGATCATTATAACAGAATGCTTGCCAATCTAAGTGGAGTAGAGATTAATAAAATCTCAAGTGGAAAGTTTGCCGAGAATCCTACCGACCTAGAAAAGGTCCAGAAGGCAGTTAAGCAGATAGATGAAATTCCATATCACTACATTAGCATTGCTGGGCAGTCATTTGAAAACATTCTCGCCATCATGAGAAAATGGATTTATCAGCATGTTGGATTTGACGAGAATGGTAGAACTAAGGACTGTTTAATAGTTTATGATTATCTTAAGCTCATGGGCTCAGAGGGTATATCTGCTTCTATGCAAGAGTACCAAGTCCTTGGTTTTCAAATCACTAAATTACATAACTTTTGTGTGAAATACGATGTTCCATGCTTAAGTTTTGTTCAGTTGAATCGTGATGGTATAACTAAGGAATCAACCGATGTTGTTTCCGGTTCGGATAGGCTTATATGGTTGTGTACCAGTTTTACCATTTTTAAGCTAAAATCAGAGGAGGAAATAGCGGAGGATAAAATACAAAATGGAAATAGAAAACTTGTACCGGTCGTTGCTCGTCATGGGTCTGGGCTTGATGACGGTGATTATATCAGCATTAAAATGTATGGTTCGCTTGGGAAAATTGAGGAAGGTGCAACTAGAAACCAGATTCACAATACTATCCAAAACCACGAAGAAGGATTTGAAGTAGAAGATGACATTGAGTCAGAATCAGATATACAAAATCTGTAATACACTAGCTGAAGAACCAAACCTTACCAGACTTATGGATAAGCTTGGTATTGATTATGTACAGCATCCGAATAGGTTGGCATGTGCCTGTCCTGTGCATGGTGGTGATAATGAGAATGCTTGTACCATTTTCACAGATGGTGATACCATAAAGGGTAACTGGAGATGCTGGACGCATCAGTGTGAAACTGAATGGGCCAATAGTCTATTTGGTTTTGTTCGCGGTGTGTTATCATATAGACAAAATAAAAAAGTCTCACTAGAAGAGACAGAAAAGTTCTGTATGTCTATCATTGGTGATGATGTAGATATTTCTAGGGTTTCAGTTAATTCATTTGATCCAGTAGATGTTTTCAATAAAAAGACAGAACAACCAGAAGAAAAGGGTCCATCAAGAGAGCAGATACGAAGTAAGTTATCTATACCAGCAGAATATTTTATCAATCGTGGATGGTCAGCAGAAATACTAGATCATTTTGATGTTGGTATTTCAAACGAGAAGGGCAAACAGATGTCTGGTCGTGCCGTCGCTCCTATCTATGATCAGTTTTTCAACTACGTTGGTGCTGCTGGTCGTGCTACGAATGAAGAAATGAAACCAAAATGGCTC